TCTACATTCAGACCTTTATATCTTTTATTGATGTTAATATCTTGTTCAGGGATTGAGAGATGTTTTTTTTTACATTCGCTGACATGTCTAAATTGATATATAGGATGCCAAAGGGACTGTGCCCTGAAGCACGGTCCTATATGAAGCAGATCCTAACAGAGATGGAAAGTCAAAATATTGGTGTAACACAATTAGATCAGCTGGCACTGGATCAGCTGGCATGGACCATAGACACATACACCACGGCCAGGAAAGCAGTTCAAGAGGAATCCCATGTAGTAAAAGAAACCAATGCCAGGAACACCACCATCAGGAAACCACATCCAGCAGTGAAGATCATGTACGATTCAAATGCACAGTTGATCAAATTGATGCAGCTGTTTGGTTTAACACCGAAGTCCAGGGGTGTGTCTGCACAAATGAAGTTACCACTGAATGATGGACTGGCTAAATTTGAGATAGCATAAATGCAGAGAGCATTTGAATACGCTGAAGGTGTGCTGGATGAATCCATCCTGGCATGTGAATATGTAAAGCAAGCATGCCAGCGTTTCATGGATGATCTAAAGCGAAAAGATATCTTTCTAGATACAGAACGGTGTGAAAGAATAATCAGTTTTATTCAGGACCTACAGCACAGTGCTGGTAGGCATGCTGGCAAACAGTTCATACTGGAAGATTGGCAGGTATTCATAACTGTTAATGTCTATGGATGGGTTCGGAAGAAGACTAGCAAAAGACGTTTCCGAACCACCTATATAGAGATGGCCAGGAAGCAAGGTAAGTCGGCATTGATGGATGCTTATGGATTATACCATCTGTCATTTGATAATGAACCTGCAGCTGAAGTGCTGCTGGCAGCAAACAGCAGAGAGCAAGCACAGGAAATATACAAGCTGGCAAAGAACTTCTGCAGGAAGCTAGATCCGGATCAGTCGGTATTCAGACCATACCGGTATGAGATTCATTTCAGGGATGGTGAATCATTTTTTAAAGTGATGCCTGCAGATGACCGGTCCCTGGATTCATATAATCCTTCCTGTGGGATAGTCGATGAATATCACAGCAGCCCGGACGATAAGGTCAGAAACACCATCCGGTCCGGAATGGGAATGAGGGATGAACCGATGCTGCACACCATAACTACGCCCGGATATGATAAGGACCTTCCATGCTATGAACTAAGAACCACCTGCACAGAAATTCTGGCAGGGAAAAAGCAGGATGATAGCCTGTTCACTATTATCTATGCTATGGATAATGACCAGGAATGGAAGGATTCAAAGATGTGGAAAAAGTCTAATCCTAACCTGGGAGTAACTGTCCATCAGGACTGGCTGGCAGAACAGGTCCGCCAGGCTATCAATTCACCATCCGATGAAGTGGGAGTAAGGACAAAGAATATGTCTGAATGGATGGACAGTGCAGAAACGTGGATCCCTGATAAGTATATCCTGCAGTCCACACAGCTGGTAAAAGATCAGTGGATGGAAAAGAAAGAACTGTTTCTTGGTGTGGACCTGGCCAGTAACCAAGATCTAACAGCCGTGTCTGTGATGTTTGAACACCAGGAACGGAAGGCATACAAAATATATTACTACCTGCCAGCAGAATCCCTGCAGACCAGACCGGATAAAGAATTATATAAGCAGTGGGTACGGTCAAAGCACCTGACCATAACACCGGGGAATGTTACGGACTATGATTATATCACCAGGGATATTCTGTCCCTGGATAAGATTGGATATATAGTCCAGGTGGCATATGACACATATAATGCTACGGACTGGGCCATCCGTGCCACGAATGAAGGTCTTCCACTGGTCCCCTTCAGCCAGGCCATAGGGAATTTTAATAAACCAACCAAAGCAATGGAACGTCAGCTGATGAAAGGTGAAGTGATCCTGGATGATAATCCTGTCACCAGATACTGCTTCCGAAATGTGGTCCTGCGAATGGATGTGAATGGCAATGTGAAGCCAGATAAGCAAAAAGAAAAGAAGAAAATAGATGGTGTAACAGCATCCCTGCAGGCATTGGCCATGTACCAGGAATATGCTAACACATATGTTGGTAAAATATTTTAACTATGTCTTTATACAGCAGAGTAAGAAATGCAATGACCAGGACCAGGGATCTGACCACAGACATGCTGGTATGGATGGGTTTGCCATATGGTTTTGGATCAACATCATTATCAAAGATGCAGGCCATGCAGCTGTCAGCTGTATACTGCTGCGTGGATCTGCTGTCTGATGCTATGGCAGTAATCCCACGGGAAGTGCAGACCAGGATAGGACAGAAAGGGTGGACAATGGATCCCGGTGATTTGCTGAATCAGACACTGAACCTGGAACCTAATCCAGTGATGTCTGCACCGGTGATGTGGAAACTGGCCATGTCGAAAGTGCTGCTGGAAGGAAATGCATATATAGAGATTATCAGGGACTATTCCGGATACCCTGCATACCTGCGTATTATCCTGGACAATGTACGTATCATTCAGGATGCATCAGGGATACTTTACTATATGATTGAAGCAACCAATCCACGGATCCTGGAACAGTCCGATGTGATCCACCTAATGAACTTCTCCTATGATGGACTGATAGGTGTATCCACACTTACCCATGCGTCCAATTCATTAACAACATATGATGCATCAGAAAAACATGCTAAAGGATATTTCTTCGGTGGTGGCACAGGATCAGTGATCATCAATGTGGAAGGACGGTTGGATGAAACAGAAGCCGAAAAGATCAAGGCACAGTTTATTGCTGCACAGGACAGCAGTGATGGTCACCCAAACAGTGCCGTGGTCCTGCCACGGGGCATGGATGCAAAGCAATTCCCGGCCATACCCCCACGGGATGCACAGTTCCTGGAATCAAGGGAATTCCAGGCCGTGGATATTTGCCGGTTTTTTCGTGTGGATCCGGTGAAAATATATATAACAAAAGATAGTAAATACAATACAGTTGAATCTATGCAGCTGGCATTTTTGACTGATACCCTTTCACCACTGATGTCTAAGCAGGAAGCAGAACTGAACAGGAAATTATTCGTGCCATCCCTTCGGACCACCCGGCGGGTTAGGTTTGATGAAGAAAGCCTGTTACGTGCTGACCTGGATAGCCGTGCGAATTATCGTCAGAAGCAGTTCCAGGTGGGAACATATACCATTGATGATAATAGGGAAGCAGCTGGTAAGACACCCTTTAATACGGAGATGTCTAAAACAGCGTGGGTGCAAGTTAATATGCAGCCTATAAATAAACTTGATAAAGATGGAAACAATGGAAGTCAGACACCTGGATCCGGACAGCAGCCAGATCCGAATGGACAGTGAATCGGGAACAATAACCGGGTATGCTATGGTCTTTAACAGCCGGTCAAAGCTGCTGTTTGGGAAATTCTATGAAAGGATAGATCCTAAAGCAATGAACGGTGTACTGGAAAGATCGGATATGCTGATGCTTCTGGACCATGACCGCAAGCGTGGTGTACTGGGAAGATGGGAATTTAAGCCAGGGTCACTAAATGCTACGGTGGACAGTATTGGTGTGAGGTATGAATTTACACCACCGAATACTGCACTGGGTGCAGAGGTGAAAGAATACCTGGTAAGGAAGGACATCCGTGGATCCAGCTTCAGATTTACACCAGGGGTGAAAGATCACCTGCAGCGTAATACTGATGGAACGTATGAACGGACCATCCTGCAATTTGATAAGCTGGAAGATCTTTCACTGGTATTCACACCGGCATATCCGGAAACAACAGCAGTGCTGCGAAGCATTGCAGAAATGGAAGGTGTACCGCAACAAAGGATGTCACTGGATGAATTGGCTGCATACTATGCAGATCTGCAGGATCAAATGAACAAACTTAAAAAACAGTAAAATGAGTAAAACAAAATTACAGCTGATTGACGAAAGGAATACGTTAATCAAGGCGAATGAGGAAATGATAAAGGAAGGGAAGGATGGAATCCGGTCCCTGTCCGATGATGAACAAACAATATTTGATCAGAACAAGTCCAGGATCACTGAGATCCAGACCTTACTGTCAAATATTGAAAGCATTGAAGCGGCACAAAATCGCACCTTCACTGCACCACCACAACACACACCACCGAAGGAAAGGTTTAACCTTCTGCGGTGTATCAGGCACCTGGCAGATAACAAGACGGTGCATGAGGCAGATCAGGAAGTCCTGGAAATGGGAGCGAAAGATTTTACCAGAAACGGTATAACACCGGATGGAAATATCACCCTTCCCCTGGTGGACCACCGCCATCCTAACCTGCATAATATCCTGGCCGGGGGTGGACAGCGTGCTGACATCCTTGCGGGAACAGCAACACAGGGTGCAGAGATTGTGGCCACCGATGTGCTGAACCTACTGGGGCCACTACGTGCTGCACTCGTATTTTCAAAGGTGGGATCCACCTATCTGACCGGACTGGTGGGAAATGTGGATATCCCGAAATATGCAGGATCAACAGCCGTATGGAAAGGTGAAGTGGCAGATGCCACCGATGTGGCCGGGGCGCACAGTGAACTGTCCATTACTCCCATGAGGATCACCGGATATATTGATGTTTCTAAAAGGTATCTTATCCAGGATGCAGCAGGTGCAGAAGAACTTTTAAAAATGGATCTGATTGCTTCAGTGGCCGGGAAGTTGGAAAGCACTGCACTGAGTAAAACAGCAGCCAGTGCCGGGGTGAATCCTGCAGGACTGCTGCCAGATGCATCTGACACCTTCAGTGGTGATGCACTGGTGTGGAAAGATATTGTAGATATTGAAGCCACCGTGGATGCTGCCAA